CATCATCCTCTAGTTCATTTTTTAATTTACTAATTCTTTCTTGCAGTTCATTATAATCCTCTATGTCACAACTCTTTGACTCAAAAGTAACACCCATCAATTCTTCACCAGGTTCTACATCTATCATCTCTGGATGTATTCTCTTAGTTACCTGCTTAGTCCAATAGTTAGCGTTGTATTCTTGCACTGGTTTAGAAGACCAACCCTTTATAATAGATCTGATTGCCCACACTAACAGAGCAAACCAAGATACTGTAAATAGAAAGTCTGTGAATGGATTCATCTTCTGAATATTCTTTCTATTGGTACTTGTCTTATTTTATCTATAACATCTGTCTCCACTCTGTCAGCAACCCTATCAATAATGTTCACATCAAGGTGCATGAAAGGAGGAATGATTCCTAAAATTCTAAGAAGACCATCTACAAATAATGCAAGACAAGTAAACCCAAGAATCATACTGATGATAGTTGCTTCTCTATTATGTTTTGCCATAGAAGCTTCATCAATTCTGCGTGCTTCATCCACAGCAAAAGAGATCATAGAATCTACTTCTGCTTTTGTGTAGCAGATCTTAGTGATAGTTTCTTCTGTCATTAAGAATACTTATACAGGTTTATCATAACACATGTCTTTTATTTATGCTAGTAACTATTAATACAATGTCAACAATGCTAAATAAAACACGGTTTGGTGTTAGTAAATGAAAAAATTACTCCCATTGGTTATGCTTTTGATGAGCACTCCTCTTGCTGCTAGAGCAGATATTACATCAAGAATGACCTCTAGTGTTCAGTTGACAGTTAATGCTGCTGCAACTCAAATGAACAGGATTGGATCTTCATTTAGTATCACTGGTAATAATGTAGACACAACTGACGGAACCACAGCTAATACAATTAGTGCTGGTACTATAGCATCAGGTGTATATTCTCCTGGTACTATTGCTGCTACACAGGATGATCCAGGTGAGTCATTCAGCTTCACTCAGGCATTTACTCAAGCTGATGCTATTGATACAACTGGTCCTGACATAGGAGATATCTCTGCATATGGTGATCAGTTGTCTACTGCTGCTGGAACTGCTGGATCATTAGCTGGTACAGTAACTTCTCAAGGTCTTTTGACTGTAACAGCTGGCGGAGCTGGCACATCAGCTACTGGACAATTTGTAACTGAGCTGCAAATTAACTAGGAAACTAGGTTATGAAAAGGCTTATAACTACTATACTAGTGATATTAGGTAGTGCGGGATCTGCAAGAGCAGTTCCCGTGGTCCCAAATTTTCAACAGGGATCTATGACTAGCCATACTGAGACTGAATCTACAGTCACAGAGACTATACATTCAATTGATATGAGGGCAGGATGGGAGTACAGCGTGACGGGCGTAGGTGTAGACAACAATGGTGCAGCACTCAACCCCAATGTGAACACATCAACAGTAACAGTGAATCCATCAGTAGGAGGAGAAGAAGGAGCAGTAACAGGAACAGTAACATCTTCCTTCGACACTTTGGACTTCTCAGCAGTCAACAACTTCACAATCCACGAACCTGGAGCAGCCTTTCAATTTACTCAAAGCTATTCTGGACCAGGAGTCACAAATCAAACAGTCATACAACGCGTCACAGCAATAAAAAGTATCACAGACACAACAAGTACATTTACTCAATAAGTACATTAGTACTATCATTACTATCACCCACAGTTTCTTTAGCACAAGGGGTAGGTGGTGTTAGTGCTACTGCTAATCCTATAGCCAATAGTAGCGGCTCAGTAACAAACCAGGCGATACAAGTGTTACAAGGTCCATACATCACTAATACCTATGGTGGTGGCGTGCAGTGTCAGGGTAGTACCTTTAACCTTACACCCTATGTGCAGTTTGCAGATAGTAGAAAAGATCCTTGGGAGGATTTCTACAATGAACCACAATATAATCTAACAGATGTAGAAGGTAAGACTGTTAAACAAACAGTCAGTGTAAAGAACTACCCTTGGGAGGAATGGTATGATGATAGAACATATGTTAATGATGATGGAGATACTGTAAGATGGTTCCCTGATGGATCAGATATACAAATAGAAGTAGATGTAGATGCTGCTGATGGTGTCCCTGATGTGCTTGGTAGTGGTACTGAAATGACACCCACTTGGTTTAAACCAGTGCGTACTGACATGAAAGCTAATCAATCATTCAATGCTGGACTATCTGCTACTCTATCAATACCATTAAATAGAAAACTACAAAAGCAGTGCATTCAAGCTGCAGATCAACAGATAGCACTTGCCACTCAAACAGTTGCCAATAAAAGATTAGACTTTGAGATTGCTCGTCTCAAAAATTGTGGCCAATTAAAAAAGGACGGCATCATGTTTCATCCTAAGTCACCTTATTATTCAATATGTGCTGATGTAGTTGTTACTGCACCTGGTGGGAAGATAATACCACATGAACACCAGATACCACAACCACAGTGGACACAGACTACTTCTTCACAGCCTTCTTCAGAGTCTGTATTGCCTGATTCCTATCCCTCTGAGCAATCCTCCTCTCCTGAACAGATAGAATCTTCTCCTTC